CCGGCGGTCGCCATCCAGGCGTGGGCGGCGTCAAGGGCGAGGGCCGAGGAGATCGCGCTCGACTGCAGGCAGATGATGGCGGAGCGAGCCGCCGAGTGCATACCGCAGATCAGGTCCGTCTCGTGCTCCGCCACCCACCCGTTCCCGGACCCAGATTCAAGAGCCGAGCGGTACCAGCTATCGCTCTCGCTCGTCACGACACTTTAAGGAGACAACTATGGCAAACGATGCAAGCAACGTCGGCGTCGGCAAGCCCAAGGTGACGGGCGCGATCAGCATCGCGCCCGTCGGGACCGAGCTTCCCACCGACGCCACGGCCTCCCTCAACGAGGCATTCAAGGGAATCGGCTACTGCAACGAGGACGGAGTGGTCATCTCCGAGGAGCGCGATTCCGAGGACATCCCCGCCTGGGGCGGAGACGTCGTATTCACGTCCCAGACGAGCTACAAGGAGAGTATCTCCTTCACGCCCATCGAGATCAACGCCGAGGTGGCGAGGATGCAGTACGGCGACGACAACGTCAAGGTCGAGGCCGGCAAGATGGCCATCAAGCACACCGGAGCCGTGCTGCCGGAGAAGAGCCTCGTAGTCGAGACGGTGCCGAACAGCAAGACCGTGGCGCGCTACGTGGTTCCCCGAGGGAAGCTGACGGAAAAGGGCGACCTCTCCCTCAACGACAGCGACCCGATGGGACGAGAGAGCGTCTTCACGTGCCTGCCTGACGACACCGGCGTGACGATGTACGAGTACCTCGCCATCACCGGGCTGAGCCCCGCATCCCTGATGACGCTCAGATCCGCCGTCATCAACAAGACCGTCAAGGAGATCGAGCGGTACGCCGCCGACAACGGCATCGACCTCTCCGGCACGAAGACCAAGGCCGACAAGGTCGCGGCCATCGCCGCCGCCGTCGAAGGCGAGGCCGCCGGTGAGTAACGTCATCGACCTGGACGAGATGTCCCCAGCAGAGATCATCGCGCTCGCCGACTCCGTGTCGGACGGCGCCCGCCAGCGCAAGCCCTACGAACGCCATGTCGAGATCGGCGGCGTGTCCGTCGACATCGATATGCGGCGCGTGAAGGACGTGCGCACCATCTCCCTCGTGGCGAGGGCGGACAAGGGAGACGAGCTCGCCATCGTCGAGCTCTTCGACTTCATCCTGGGGGACCAGCGGGAAGCGGTCATCGAGCAGATGAGCGACGAGGACGGCTACTGCTCCGCCGAGGACTACATGCGATTCTGCGCCGCCGTCATGCAGGAGTGCGGCGCAAAAAACTAGGAGCGCTCGCACGCGCCCTGAGGGAGCACCCGGGCGCCGTGCGAGCCGATTTCGCCGAGTACTACGGCCTCGACATCGACCGTATGGGGGTCGACTACAGCGCCCTCCACGCCGCGGAGCTCCTGTCGAACCTTCCGGACGGCGCCCGGACGAGGATCGCCTACGACAAGGGCGCGGTCTGGACCATCGACAGGACGCTCGCCGCAGCGGAGACCAATGCCCTGCACTACCTGCTATGGGCGCAGACGAAGGACGGCCGCAAGGGCAGGAACAAGCCAAAGCTCATCGGCCCGTTCGAACGGCAGCACGTGCACAGGAAGCAGGCGCTGGCGATGACGGTCGAGGAGCTAGAGGAGATTCTAAGCAGGCCGAGAGGGGGCATACCCAATGGCTAACACAGAGGTCGGAGCGGCCTACGTCTCCATCATGCCCAGCATGAAGGGATTCCAGCAGGAGGTGAGCTCCGGGGTGAAGGGCGCCTTCTCCAGCATCAAGGGAGTGGTCGCAGGAGCCCTGTCGACCGGCGCCGTCGCCGCGTTCGGCAAGGCGGCGCTCGACTCGTACGCGCAGTTCGAGCAGCTCGTCGGAGGCGTCGACAAGCTCTTCGGCGACGCCTCGTCCAAGCTGCAGGCGTATGCCGCGGACGCGTACAAGACCTCCGGAATGAGCGCGAACCGCTACATGGAGCAGGCGACCAGCTTCTCGGCCAGCCTGATCTCGTCACTCGGAGGGGACACGGCCCAGGCCGCAGACCTAGCGAACACGGCGATGGTCTCGATGGCCGACAACGTCAACGTCTTCGGGTCGGAAATGGAGGACGTACAGAACGCCTTCCAGGGGTTCGCGAAGCAAGACTTCACGATGCTGGACAACTTGAGGCTCGGATATGGCGGCACCCAATCAGAGATGCTCAGGCTCATCAAGGACGCATCGCGCCTCACCGACGTGCAGAAGCAGCTCGGCCTGACGGTGGACGAGGGAAGCCTGAGCTTCGACAACATCGTCAAGGCGATCCAGGTGGTCCAGACCGAGATGGGCATCACCGGGACAACGGCCGCTGAGGCGGCCAAGACCATCGAGGGCAGCATCACGATGATGAAGGCCTCGTGGCAGAACTGGCTGACAGGGCTGGGAAACGAGGACGCCGACATGGGCGCCCTGACCGACCAGCTCGTCGAATCTGTCATCACCGCCGGGCGAAACGTGGTCCCGAGGGTCGGCGAGATAGCCGTCTCGTTCGGCAGCACGCTCGCATCCAAGGCACCGGACATCGCATCGATGTTCTCCGGCGCGCTGATGTCGGCGCTACCGCCGTCCAT